CCTGATCCGCCTATTTCTTCATCAAAGAACACGAACCCGTCTGCTCTAAGTTTTCTTGCATATACATCATCAAATCGTAATGTGTTACTACCTAAATCATATGTTGCATCTGTAGCAGGAGTTAGATTTTGTGCTAACGCACTTAAATCAGTACTAGGCTTGTTTGTAAGATCGTTGTAGTCTCCGCTAAACAATAAACTAGTATTATCAGTTAAGTCACTTACATCACTAGGTATACTAGGAGCACCAGTAAGATCTGCGTATGCTCCACTAAATCCTGTTAGTGCAAGTGTGTTTGCTGTATCGTTGTATGCTACACTTATACCGCTGTGTGTAGCATTTACGATCATTTCACTTACATAGTCCTGTGACAGTTCCTTTAGTTCTGCTGTTGTTCCGCCTGTTAGTGTATACAACTCTGTAAAGTTGTCATTGATTTTGTCAAAGGCATCGCGAAGCGGATCACCATCGCCTTTATTAGGACTTGAACCAATGTTAATAGTTTGTTTTGCCATTATAGTCTTCCTACTACTACTTCAATGACGCCTTTGCCGTCGCCAACTTTTGTTTCTACAGCCTTACCTATGACTGTACCCATTTTTGGATTATTGTCTACAACAGCATAACCTGGTATTGCACTAGTAACTAGCATATCGCCTTTGAACACTGTTCCTATTACTTTACATGGTACACGCCCTTGTAGTGCAAGTCCTACTACATGATCGCCTTCTAATGTGCCATTCATTAAATGTGCTGGATTAGTTGTAACTACACCAGCAACTCGTCTGTCACCCTTGACGTTAGTTGTTGTAATCTCTTGTTCACCGCCAAACACTAGTACAGTTCCTGGTTCGTAATCTGCATCACCTAAGTAGTTTTCTGCCAAGTCAGCATATCTTGCTTTGGTTGCTGTTACTCCAAGTACATCAGTACTGGTATCATAACTTAGTCCGCTTGCAACATATACATCTTCACTAGTTGCTGCACTGGAATTGTCAGATCCTAAAAGATAGATTGTACCACTTGCAGAATTAGTTTTTACCTTGTTAGCTGTGGTTGCTGTGGTTGCTTCAGACACACTAGTTGGTGCTGCTGGTATATTAATACTTAATGTATTAGTACTCTTAGTATAACCAGTAGCTGTTCCATCTTGCGTAACACTAATAGTTACGCCATCCATTGAATCTTTCCAACGACCTTCTGTATAGTAAAGGTTAGTTGTACCTTCAGTTAAATTGTCCGTTGTAAGATTTGTACTAGCATCGCTCTTCAAATTGGTTACATATGTAGCTGTTGTCGCTGTACCATTAAAGTTTGTTGCATATACATTGGCCCACTTGTTAGTTGAACTACCCAAGTTCTTTAGTGGTGCATTGCTGTTACCAGTATCAACTGTTGGTATAATATTAGTATCTACTTTAGCGTTAATGCTAAGAGTAGTACTTGTTGTACCAATGTCCATGTCACCGTCAACGTCTAGTGATCCTGGAATGCCAACAGCTGGTTTTCCACCATCAGTAGCACTACCAGTAATCGTTAGTCCATTTGTTTGGGTTTCACCATGTACGTTAACACTAAACGCTAACTTACCATAACCAGTTGTTGCATTAACATCAGTTACCTCGCCTACTATCTGCGCACTGTTTTTGTACGCACCATCTGCCATTCTGTTTTGGAAACTAATAACACCAGCATCGTCGCCGTTTTGAGTAGTATCATCTTCACGTTTTAGTACAAGTTGTGCCGCAGCGTTTTCTTCGGTGATGTATACTTGATCAGCTTTTATGTAACCGTTTACGCTAAGTTCAGGATTTGTTGCTCCTGGGTTAACAGTTAAGAACGCACCAGTGTAAACATTTTCGGCTGTTGCAGAGTCGTTGTTACTGTCAACAAATGTAGCATAATATGTTGCGTTGGTTGTTGACTTCGTAGTTTTTACTTTAGATGCTGTATCAGCATTACCACTAAAGCTACCACTGAATACCCCTGCTGTTAGAGTATTGGTACTTGGGTTATAGGTTAAGTCAGTGTCTTCGTAGACCGCATACTTGTCAGTTTCGCTTGCTGTTGCATCTGCATCTCTAAACAAGATATTAAATGCTTCGTCTGAGCTTGATGCGGTTACCTTAATCTTGTCAGCATGATCAGCAATACCATAGAACTTGGCTGGAGCACCGTCGCCTTCTGCATTTGCTTGTACGTCGACTACTGTATTACCGTCTGGGTCTTTAACATCACCAATATGCGCACCAGTTGAATCACCAGTTAGCGCACCTACAAATGTAGTTGCATATACATTTGCCCATTTTGCTCCGTCTGTACCTGTTGAACCTAAATTATAAGTATCATCAGCTGCTGGGACAATGTTATTAGTACTTGTAGTATCAGTAAATCCAATTCTTAAACCTTCACTGAATGCTGCGCCGTTACCACTTGTGTATATTACAATGTCGGATCTTTCTGATCCGTTTGTAGTAGCAACTACTTCGGCTTCTATCTTAGCATTAACTTGATAGTCAGCAGCGGCATCTTTGGTATAGAATGATAGTCTTCCGAACAAGTCTCCTTCTGTAGGTTCTGCATCATCTTTGATAAACTCAAATTCTGGTACATTTGCATCGTCAGCATTTACGGCAGCGCCAGCAGCTTCGGCGCTTGTAGATTTAAGTGTTAACTTATCACCTGTGATAATTGCTTTAACTTCTAAAGTATCAGCACTTACACTGTCTCCAAGGTCAATACTACCGTTAACAGTTAAGTCTCCGGTAATAGTTGTGTTGCCACCTACACGTAAATCAGTTGTCACGTCAAGGTCGTTGCTGAATGTAGCATCACCTAAACTTGCATAATTGATTACCAGTGCATCGATTGTTGCTGCCGCAGCCGGATCACCAACATCGCTGTCTGTGCCGCTAAATGTTAGAGTCTTATCTGTTGCGTTGGTCTTAACAGTCATGTTACCAGTTGCATCAGTAGTAAATGTTAATCTACTTGTACCAGCATCTTTGATAATAACATCGTTGCCAGCTGCATCTAGGATAATGTCAGCACTAGCATCTAATTCAATATTGCCAGTTGCTTCTAGTTCAATATCTTTTGTTGCACCACTGGTTACAACCTTTAGAGCATTTGCTGTTGTAAGTGTCTGCTGTGTGTTGTCTGCATTTGTTTGGAATGTATAAACATCATCATTACCGTCTTTGATTTTAACATTGTTACCTGCTGTATCAAAAACTAGGTCTGCTGCTGTTTCAATTTCAAATCCACTTGTACTATCTAGTTTGTCGCCATTCCAAGTAGTGTTGTCTACAATAATACCTGCGTTGGCTGTAATAGTACTACCAGTACCTGAAAGTGTAAGTGGATTGCCTATAGTAGTGCCACCACTAGTTTGAGTAAAGTAGTATGTGCCTCCAACGCCAATATCAACCTGCGTATTCTGAACTAAAATACCAGCTTGGTTTTCAGTAACCAGTGCAATTTGTTTAGCACCTGTGAATGAACTCTTTTCACCTAGTGCAATACCAGTACCGTCTTGAGCTGTAATATCTCCAGGTGACTGTATAAAGTGAGTGTATATCCACGGAGCAAACAAGAATTGATCTTCTGTTGCATTTGCGTTAATACTACTTGAGTATCCAGAATATGCATCAGTATTTTCAACAGTTGTAGATCCAAGTATTAAACTACCATTACTTACTGTAACAGTACTTCTGTCTGTTTTATAAACAACATCGCTTCCTAGTGTAGTTGGATCTTGTCCTTCTATTTCGAGAGCAACATAGTCATTTGGAGTAAACACTGTTAGTTTATTATCGATGACATCAAGTGCCATTCTACTGTCTATGATTAATCCTTTAACATTAATCATACCGCTTGTAGTACGACTCACATTTGTTAAACCATTCTGATCATTATTGTCAAGTGTTCTTACTAGTGAGTTACTTGCACCGTTTTTAGTTACTGGAGTAACTCCGTACACTCCTTCGGAAACTTTAATTAATGCACTACCTTCTAGATCAGCAACAGTTGCATCACCTGTTGGTATAGCATTTGTATTTGTGCTATCAACTAGTGTTCTTGATCCTACACCGTTTGCAGGACTACCACTTGCTGTTAATGAACCTGTGGCATTAAAAGCCCCAGTAACATTTATAAGAGGTATTTTTGTTTCGGTTTCAACATTACCTTGTACAGTACCAGTAGCACCAGTGCCACTTTGTGTTACAGTTTCTCCGTTATAAACTGTAACTTCTCTGTTTAGTGTTAGTATCTTACCGTCTGCTTCTGTGTTAGTGCTTGCTAAGAAATCTCCATCTTGCAATGCGCCACCTTCATCAACAATTACACTAAATGGAACAGCTTCTGTAATTCCATCTGAGTTATCTTGAACAATATTACTTCTACCAATTACAGTTTTTTCTGGAATGTCTTGAATTTTATCAAATGTAATTCCTCTGTCTTTGATATTAATATAACCTGTGTTTAGTATATTACTAATAGTAACAGGTGATCCGCTTGATGTTAGTGCAACAGTATTGCTTATTCTATCATATGTTTCATCAAATGTTTTTAGAGTAAGTTGGTTATCATTACCGGTGCCTGGACCAACAATAAATGTTGAAGCTGTTCTTACTTTAACTTGATTGTTACTTGTAGCAGCAACAACATATGCAACTTTTTTAGGATTTGTCGTACCTTGTTCTAATATATCGCCCGCTTGTGCTGATATATTACCACTTAGTGTCCACAATTGATCTTCTGCAAAAGTACTACCATCAAATGCTGCAATACCTTGATTTGACTGTTTTATGCGTTGTCCTTCAACAGTTGGATCAACTAAGTTGGATGAATCGTCTAGTATCGGAGCATTATTCATATCAAGTTTTTCTTGCTTGATATCTGCTCTTGTGTTAACATCCTTATCGAGTAAACTTTCTTCTTGATACTGGAAATTAATATCAACTTTGTTTTCTAGTCTACGTACAGTTACATTGATATCACTTCTTGTGTCATCGCCAGGCGCTCCATCTAAACGTTCACTGGCATTTGCAACTTCAAGCATGGTTGTAACAGGAGCTCCGTCAACACCACTTGTAGTTTGCTTGTCTACACCATTTTTATCTTCAATAATTTCGTTTTCAAAATCTTGTATAGATCCTTGTGCTGTAAATAGATTTTCAACACCTGGGTCAGATCCAACAGTTTGTGGATAAACTGTTGTTGCTGTTACAGTGCCTGTTCCGGAATCTGTTACAGTTAATACATCTGTTGGAATATCGTCAGTAAATGTGCCACCTTGTACATCGTATACAATTATTTCTTGAGAACCTGTTTTATTAGTACCTCCATCATATGATGTAGAACTTTGTGGCCATAGTACCTTAGCTGTAACTACTGTGCCATCGCCTTGTGTTTGTTTAACAGTATCATATCTATTTACGCTGATAGCACCTGCGCTCAAACGTATTAGTGTTTGTTCTAACAATCTATAACTTACTACAGTAACAGTAACATTTGTGCTTGTATTAGGATCGATAATGTCTAGCTCTTTATTTTCAAGATCTGAAATTAAGCCTGCACTAGGTGTTGTTCTACCAGTAATTATTTCTCCAACCTGGAATGAACCTTGTCCTGCTACATTTTTAACATAAACTCTTTTGTTACCTGTCATAACAATAAGGTCGTTTGCACCAAAACTATTTGCAGCATCAACTTCGTTAAATTCTACGTTCTTTAAATCTTCAAATTCATCATTTGCAAAGATTCTTTCGTCAACGTATTTTTTGTTAGTGCCGTCTGATCCTTGTACAGGTGCACCTAGTAGTGTTAGTCTACCATTTGACATATTCAATGCATGAGTAGGATTGCCTTGAGGATCAATATTTGCTGTAAGAACTGGGTTAAGTTGTGGCAAGAACCCTTCACCAATTGGTGCTGCTGTTCTTGTCATATTCTTGTCGTAACCTAATCGTCTGTTTACATAGTTAACAATAGCAAATTCTGTTGGTACAATCTGGTTTGACTCTTGGGTCATTGATGTATCTGCAGAGAACTTACTAATTGTTTCACCATCTCTAAAGCCTAGACCATCTAGTCCACTAATAGCAATTTGTGCTGCGAATGTAACAGTACCAGTACCTTGGTCAACTGTAAAGAACTTACCAATTCTAAAGAAACCATCTTCGTCAGTTGATGCAAAGAACACACGACCTTTATCACGCTCCCAAACTTGTGCTTTAATTGCACTCTCTTCGTTAGTAACAACCGCTGTTTTTTCACTTGCTGGACTACCAAAAATAACGTTTGGATAGTTAGATGTGTTATATCCACCTGTACCAATATTACTAAAGTCATGACCAGTTGCACGACATAGTGAAATGTTAACAGTAATTTCTGCACCTTCGTCCTCTGGCACACCAATTGAAAGTATCACGTTGTCGTTTTCATTATCTACAACAAGTGGATATGCTAGACCAGTAGCTGGTGCTGTAGACAATGTTGTTTTATTTGTTCTAGGAGTAGGATCTATCTCTAAGTATGGGAATCCTGTTTGTATTACATTACTTGGATCTGGATTACCAACATAGCTTCCGTCACCGTCGTGATATGCAACAATAGTGTGAACTCTGTCTTTCCAACCAAAGATCATATCACCTTCGTTTAGTCTTGCTCGAGTTGCTGCTGCTGTAACTGACCCAATACCGACTAATATATCTCCGGCTGTTCCACCAAATGTTTTATTTGCACCTTGTGTTAGATCATATACAGCATCCGGTCCACTTCCGGGTATTACAATTGGAGAGCCACCTGGCTCTGTATAACTTAGTTCAAAACCTGTACCTTCTCCGACTGTAAACGGAGTGCCGTTCCAATCAGTTAAAATTAATTCTTCAACATTAGTTCCGCCAGTTTTTGTTACAGCACTAGCACCCGATTGTTGAGTAATTGTACTACCTGCAGGAATGGTTAACGAACTACCTGCACCTGTTATAGGTGCATCAAATGTAATTCTATATTCAGCATCGTAATTATCATAGTTAACATTTTGTAAAATATATTGATAGTTTGTATCAAATGTTAATAGATTTTCTCCTCTTGGTAAATCTGATTCTCCGTCACCGTTAAAGTCTGTAATTGAAGTAGTATCAAAATTAATTGAACGATAAGTTTTTAGCGCATTTTCTTCAAACACAACCGCTGTCGAAGGACGAATAGGAACAGTTTCAACATTATTAAGAACAAATTTAGCACGTTGTCTTAGTGTAACAGTTTCGCTACCAAATAATTCTTGTTGTAGACCTCCTGTTGCAACAGTTCCGTCTTGTGATTGGTTACTAAAACTAATACGCCATACTGTACCTTTACCACCAATTAGTGTACTATCTAAACCGCTAGTATCAAGACTACCATTTTCAACATCTATATCTGCAAATGTATATCCTGTTGCATTACCTTCGATGTAAATTTCGTCTGTAGTATTAAATGCTGCTGACGATGTTGGTTGTGAATAATACACATATCTAGAACCTTCGGTACTATCTGGATTTAATCTAGTATTTGCTCTTGTCACATAACCAACTGGATTGTTAGGGTTATCTGGTTGTGTAAGTTCTGCTTCGTAGTTTTGTGCAAGAACATTACCTACACCTAGGTCACCTTTCTTTTCACCAACGGCCGGAATGTTATCTGACTGATAAGCTGGTGTAACACTTACTACTTCGTATTTGCGTAGTTCTGTACCTTGATTGTATCTATCATAGGCTTTTACAACTCCGCCAATATTAGTTGCACCTGAGAATGTATTTCCTGGGACACCATTTAATGAAATTGTAGCAGAGTCAATGACAGTAACAACATAATTACCGTTAAGCGTTGTATCAGGTGTAGCACCTTCTATTGTAATGTTTTGACCGTCAACAAATCCATGACCTTCGATAGTAAGTTCTGCATCATCTCCGCTGCTGCTGTTGTTGATACTTGAAACTGTTTTTCTTTCAGTGAATACAATATCCATCTCGCCTTCAGGTATTGGTATATGATCTGTATCATATATGTACATAAAAGATTGGTTTTGTATAGCACTTGCTTGTAGTCCTGGGTTTACATATGCTTTTGCTGTTTGAACAGTTGGGTATTTTAAGCTACCTGTCTGCGGAATTTCGTTAGGGTCAGCACCCGATGCAACTAGGCCAAAATTACCGTAAGCATTTGAACCGTTTAATGATCGAATTTCTGAACCGTTGTTTGCATAGTAAGCAGCATGACAGTAGTATGTAAACATACTAACCATTTCAGACAATCCAGTGTTAGTAACAAGCAGACCATAACCTAGATCGTTAACCTGGGTAAAGTCGTTACCTAGCATTGATCTGTTACCAGCTGTTTGTAGTATGATTGGGAAGTGATCCTTTTCATCCCATCCTAGGGGTACACCAGTGTCTTTGTCTTTGTTTGAGTTAGCGTCGAGAATTAATTCACAAGTACCATTTAATGGATCATGATTTACAATTGAGTTAACTTGGTAACGCTTACCATCAACATAGAATGGTGCAGGAACTTCAGGTCGTCTTTGGAATAGACCTTGTCCTATACCATTTGTAGCAGCCGGATCGTCTACACCGTTTGCTTGTCTTTGATCTCTATGCGATCTTGCATACAATCTAAATGCGTTTCCGTCTACCTTGCTTACAATTTCTAAAGGTATGTTGCCAACAAATCCGTCAACGAACATACCACCTCTAAATGCATGTTTGTTAATTGATTGTGAGAAACTTGAACCAGTTTGGATATATGGTGATTTAGTTAGAATCTGTCCTTCTGGATCAAGAACACATAAGAATCCGCCATGTCCTTGTACTGATAAGTTACGCAAAATAGTTTGGTCGTTCATTAAGAACACATCCATATCTAAGTTGTTCTTAGCAGGGTTATAATTTGAGTTAAATGCATATACTACAGTTTGAACCATTTGATTAACAATTGGTCCTGTTCCTGCTTCAGCGGTTGGATGATCGGTTTCCCATACACTAGTTCCACCTGCTTGATAAGTTGGATTAGGAACAAGTGTAACTCCTGGATTTAAAAGGAATGATGCAACAGTTCCAATGTGGGTTATTGCTTGTACTGTTAGACTTTCTTGTCCTACTTCAACAGCACCTTCGTAATATTTTCCTTGTGCTTCTAGCACTTGATCATTGCCGCCTTCGTCAAGGTCGTGTATAATCGCATCAACAATTAATCCAACATCTCTACGACACTTGCTACCAAACGTATCGTTAATTTTTTGTTTTGTAAATGATTGTACAGCACTATTAGCAATTACATTACCGTCTGCATCTTCTAGAGATCTGTTATTAATAGTATCAAATACATCTGTAGGTCCTACTATTGTAACAACATTATCGTTATCAACGTCATCTTTAACTACACCTGAAGCATTTGTAACTTCCTGTGTTAAAACATCGCCTTTTGCTACAGTTATATTACCACTTAATGTAAGAGTAACTTCAATCCAGGCGCCAAAGTCTTGGTTAAAATCTTGTGTCGCTTCAAAATCAATATAAGCAATAATTTCGTCTTGTATTGCTTCTTTGTTTTGTTTCATTATTTCTGCTGCGTTTTCATAACCGCCAAGGTTGTTTTCAACGATATTTCTGCCATTACTTACAGGACGTCTTGTGTCGCTAGCATATAAGAAACCAATATTTGATTCTTTTAAGTACGTTGTTTCAATTGCTGTTGGTGTAACAGCCGATCCAACACCGTCTATTATTAAAGTGTTTGTAGTATCAAAGTTTGTACTTGGTGTTGCTGCAATTTGTAAATCAATCCAATCTGTTGTATCACTAGCAATAGTTGCTTGTGCTGTTGGATCGAGTTCTGTAACAGTCGCTTGCTGTGCTGCTCCAGTCCAAGTAACATCAGGGTCAATTCTTGTTGGTAAAGCGTTTCCGCCGCCTAGCAAGTTATTAACAATTTCTTGGATTCTAGTTTCTGCTGTAGTTTTTGCTGTGTTACTACCTGCTGCATTACTAGTATCTTGTGCAAGATTGTTTCCACTTGAAACAGTAACAGCTGATTCAATAATAACTTCGCCTACGATTGTTTTAAGTCTACCATATGCTGCAACAGTTTCATCTAACTGTCCGTCCCCGTACTGTGCAACACCATCTACAAAGTATGCTTTTGCAGCCTGTATAGTCTGTAGGTTACCACCATAAGTTAGGTCATACACAAGTGCATCTAAAATTAATCCTGTATCTCTAGCACACTTATCACTACTGTATGTAAAGTCTGTTGCAAATGGTGCTATCCCTCCTGCAATTTGTACATTTATCCAGGCAATTAATTCCTGAGTGATAAAATCTTTGTTTGCTAGTATTTGTTGAACACCATCGGCAATACCACTATTACTTGCATTATTTGATCCACCGGTTGGTGTTGGATAAACATACGTGTCAGCAGCACTTTGTCCTCTGCTAACAATATCAATTACTTCATCAAAAAGATTATTACTTGTGTTAGCAAGAGCACTATTTGTTATTTCTGCTGCGGTTAAGTCTTTTGCCCTACCAATTGTTGCAAGTGTTTGTTCTTTTTGTGGAGGCTGGCCAAATGTTGATGACGTAGACAAGTAGCGTAGTGCTGTAGAAATTGATCTATAGTTACTACCAAATGCAAGGTCAAATCTTACAGCATCAACAATTTCTGCAATTTCTGTTTCATACAATGTTTCGTCGTATGTAAAACTTGCCCAGATACCTGCACTTGGAACATAGCCGTCATCATATAAAACTACTAGCTCTTGAGAGTTTGTAGCATCTTCTTGTACGTAACCTCTTGCACCTGAGTTATTTGATTGTGTTATTACATCACCGCGACGAACATTAACATTGCCGTCTAGCGTTAATTTTATTTCACCTGTAGTTGCAATCTTATGATCGTGAATATCTAATTCGTTAAAATATCTATCACGGAACATGTATGTACTTGCATACTTAGATTGTGATACACGTCTTTTAGGACGAATGTGTGTACGTCTAAATTCGTCACCAACAATTGATACGTTTGCTGGAACTTTAATAGGATAGTCTTCGTAGAATATACCTGACTCAACAAAAATTGTAATATTTGTATTGCTAACTCTGTTACCGTACTCTAGTCCATCGCCTGGTTCAAAATTAGGAACAGGGTCTGCTCCGCCGTCAACAGGTGTTCTTGCTATAAATTCAATTGGCTCTTCAAGTATTAATTCAGCAGAGTCTGCTGTAGAACCTTGTCCACCCTGATTATACTGAACAATACGTCCAATAGATCCCGTCTTTTTACCAACAATTACTTTACCTGGAATAAGGTCAATGTTTGTAGGATCACCTTGTATTACATTTGCGGCTCCGCCATTATCAAATGTAATTGTATATGTTCTACCTTCAACTAATGACGGTGCAGAATCTAGACCGTTTTCAATAATTCCTGTAATATCGTCAAATCTTAAACCAACAACATCTCGAGCAGCTTCTGGTGCATCAATACTATTAGGATCAAACGTTTGTGTAGCTTCTGTGTTTATTGCTGAAACGGCTTGGTTTTCCAATACCGCTAGTAATACAAGTCTTGCTCTGTTAATAGTATCAAGTGTTTGTTGTTTTTGAGGACCAATTGCTACCCTACCGCTTGCATTTTTAAAATAACGTAGACCTGCTTGTCTTGATAATTTGTTTGTTGAAATACCACCTTGTGAATCTAATAAAATACTATCTAGAATTAATCCAAGATCTCTTCTACATGTATCTTCGTTATAAGAAAAGTTAAAATAGATTGAATCTTCGTCGGCTGTTTCAATTAGATTATTAATGTATGCTATTGCTTCTTCAATTACAAATTGTTTGTTTGCTCTAAACAAGAATTCATAAATTGTTTCATCGCCTTCAGATGCTGTGGCAGAAGGATATGGTTGTGGCCCACCTGTAAATCCTGCAGATCTTACAAATGTGTCTATATAGTCTTCTGTACCTTCACCATTTTCCCAAACAATAGTTTGCAAATAGTTACCAGGTTCAACTGGACTTGCTTCAATAATTTCTTCTGCTTTTCTACATGCTCTGTTAACTGTCTTAAAAGCATATGCTAGCGATCTACCTTCTTTACCTGCAGGTGTTGCACGTTGTACATCATTACCTGACAGACTTACGTATAAGTTAACATTGGATGCATAACTTGTATTGTCTACATAAAATTTAGTAGCAGCTTGTAAATCTTCAATACCATTAGGAGTTCCGCTTCCTGCAAGTTCACCTGGATGATCATTTAAGTATAGATCACCAGTCATAGAATCACCTTGTCTACGAACGACAGCCTCTCTTGGCATTGCTTCATTTGACAAGAACAGTCCGGATAAATCGTCTGGCTTGTAGAATGCGTCTGTTATAGACTGTGTTCCAGTGCCGCCACTTAATACATATCTATTAGTATTATTGGTAGCATCATTTGCTGTTGGGTGGAAACTTAATTTTTGTTCATCTACAACTCTAATATATAAAGGATTTAAAGTATTTACAGCTACCTGATTTTCTGTCTCTGCACTATTTCCAGTAGTTGCATAATTAAATGCGAGACCATTTGAAGCCGAATCTAGACCGTGGCCGCCGCCGATAACAACACCGTCTTTTGTATGACTAGCAATAGATGCATTACCGCTTATAAAGTTTGTAATAGTAAATTTATAATCTTCAACACTTATATTTCCTTCTCTACGAATACGCAATAAAGAACCAGTTGAACCGCCTGTATTTTTTAGATAATTAGTATCTGCAAATCCTTTGTTAATTAAAACATTATCTAGTGTGTATGTATTGCCAGTACTATGAAGTGTATTTAGGTTATCTAATGCATCTTGCATTTCTTCTTCAGTAGTTGGCGAACCTGCAATAACGTTGTCAGTTAAGTTTAATCCTGTACCAGCTTTTAGTGTTGGTTTATCATCATCTTTTAATGTACTCTTAACGTTACGTAGAATTACATATCCGTCTAGTGACAAATCAAAAGTTATAGAATCTGTTTCTGGTGCTTGTGCTGTTGATAAAAATCCTTCAGAAACTAACTTTCTAAATTCTAGTTTGCTGCCTTCAGCTGCTACATTTACAACAGGTATTACAGGTCTTGTAGAAGTACTTGGATTTTGTACTAAACCTGTGCCGTCAACGCTATCTGATTGTGGAGGCGTATCTCCCAAATCTGTAAAGTTAATACTTCCGCCTTGACCAAATACGGCGTAAAGTTCTGTAAAGTTTTCATTTACCTTACGAAACGACTCGCGAATACTATCGCCGGTGCCGTCATTACCCTCAACACCAATATTAATTTCTTGTTTTGCCATTTTATTTTAGCTCCAAAATTTGCAGATTATCTTCTAATGATTGATGGTCAAAATTAACACTTACTCCACAACCACATGCACTTTGTGCATTAGGATTGTTTACAACAAATTGTGATTGAAACACATCTGTAACGTAATCAATTTCACTACCATATACATACATTAAACTCATAGCGTCAATAACTAAATTACCTTTACCTGAACCACAGCTAATAATTTCGTCATTTACTCCTACTTTTTCTTTTTCGATCATATCCCATTCGTATTCAAATCCTGCACATCCGCCGCCTTTTAAGCCTAAATGTACAGCAAATGAATCTTTATTTGCTTCACAAAGCTCGTCAATTTTTGATTTTGCGGCGTCGGTCAGTGTAACTACAAACAATATGTTCTCCTATCTAAGTGTATTTATTTCTTTATTTTATAATCTTAATGTAAATATAGTTATGTTCATTAAAGAATACACAATAACAAAACGACACGAGCGTTTAAGTAAGTTTGGCAAAGCACACGAGTATTGGCGCACATCTACTATATGCATATTCAGGTGCGATAATTGTGATACACAGTTCGAACGTGCTAGAGGTAGCATGGATCCTAAACGACTAAGTAATTCCTACTTTCACGTATGTAAGAACTGTGATAGTAAGAAATTTGCACAAAAGATGGGAGTCACTAAGAAGCAGATATGGGATATGTCTGCTTCTAGTGATTTAGATATTAGTAAATTATAATTTACTTTTCTTTCTTAAAGAGTGTCCAGGCGCCGTATGCAATAGCACCATATGCTACAATACTTGCAATTGGTTTAAAAATTAAGAACGCAACACCAGCACCAATAAGAACAGCACCGTCAAGTGTTGTACGTTCGCCTAGTCTGTCAATAATAAATTTTTTCATATTTAATCTCCGTTCGATTATATTTATGTAAATAAGTTTTCCTATAGGAGGAAAATTATGTTAAATTGGATTAAAAGAATTTTAGGAATTGGACCTTCAGTGCCGGCGGCTGTAGAAGCTGCTATACCAGCACCAGAAGAAAAGCCAGTAAAGGCTGCACCAAAACCTGAAAAATCACCAAAGCCTAAAAAGGCTACAAAAAAGACTACTAAGAAAGAATCTGTTAATTTTGATGCTATGAGCAAAGCAGACTTGCTTGCACATGCCAAAGCTAACGGCATTAAAGCAAATGCTAGTTTAAAGAAATCAGAATTAGTAGAGAGAATTAAGAGCGCGAGTTAATTGCGTTCATAAGTTCTTGGATAGATCTATCTTGGCGAGCCAGCTTTCGTTCTAAAACATCGATAGCGGCTCGCTGTTTTTTTGACTGTTCTTCCAGTGAACGAACATAAGCAAGACTAGGAATTTCGGTGCTTGTACCGTCCTCGCCTAACATTACTAGAGTGTCTACACCTTGTGCTTTAAGACCACCTGTAATTCTATTTGGATTTTTGTCAGTAGACGGCTGTGTGTTCGTAGATTGACGACCGTACATTTTGTTCAAATAGCTCATAATCTTCCTTTGCTTCTTTGTATTTATATAGGTCAATACTAGCAAGATTCTTTGCTTTGCTCTCGACCATAATGTCTGCGTATGGCAAAAATTCTAGAGCCCAGTCATTTACAGCATTGTTCCACATATAATCACTGTGTGCTCTTAGTTTACCTTTTTTGTAACCTGCTTCCAATAGTTCTGCAAATGAGGGTTTAGCATTTGCGTCAAAACCTGTGAGTACATCCTCACGGCTAACGCTGTAATGAATAACAGGGCGGACACCCCGCCAACTATCAATAATCCTTCTAAAACGGTCGTCATCGGGTTCAATGTATTCTCCTTCTCTGCACCAGTGGTGGTGTATATCTAGCACCAAAGCGAGATCGTTTGCAAGCTCAAGGCTGTCTTCAATCCCCCATTTGTTTTCGTCGTTTTCGATTGTAATACAGTTTCTTGCC